CGACCACTGAATGTCTTTGTTCAGCGCACGGTAATCCGGCGCGGCGGCCAACCGCAGCCCGACGCCGACCGTGTTATCGCACAGCGTCTGGAAGCTGCCCGCGGCCACCCCGTTGTTGCGATCGAGATCCCGCGACCGCGCCACGAGCAGGTTGTAGTCGGGCAATAGCTCCGCGTCTGCGGGCGCCCGCATGGGTTGCCAGTTCGATAATTGCTTCCTGGAGCGCGATGCGCCGGCATAGGCCGAATCGCGAAACGATCCGCAGGAACCGCCGAAACGGACTCCCCCATGACGGGGAGGGGAGTCCGTCCAGCGGCCCAGGAGCCGGGAGAACAGACCTTGGCGCGGACTCGGCTCCGGCTGCGCATCGCTGCGCTTTTGGATGTCTTGGCTCATGGGCAGGCCTCGATGGAGATTGGCCGGCGGCGCATGCCTCGTGTCGAGAGCCCCTGCTCGGCGGCGCACTGAGCGGAGAGCTGGTCGATCAGGCGTTGCAGGTCAGCGACCTTGGCTTCGCTGAACTCCACCCTGCCCAACTGCGGCGTCTCGACCGCGGTGACGCCTTGGCCGCTCAGAAAGAGCATCATCTGCTGACGGGCCAGCGCAAGCTGCTGGCAGCTCGTCGGCAAAGCGCTCGACTTACGATTGCAAGCCATCAGATTATTTTGTTGACGACTGTCTCGACCGACGCCTGCAAAGCCGCGTCATCAATCGCCGCGCCCGCATTCTGAACCGCTGGATCCATCACCGTCGGAGGTTGGATCTGCATAGCGACTTGGTCTGGGGTTTGAAAAGTCAGAGTCGCCCAGCGCACCCGTGAGTGATGCGCCGGCTCCGTCGAGGCCTCGTTCATAATCGAGTCGGCGTACTTCAAGCACGCCACCTTCACTCGTCCTCTAAAATCGCCATCTACCATCAGGGCAGATGATTCGGTGTAAGTCATAGCCATGTGTGTTCTCCTAAACTGCCAACTTCAAAACATTGCCCGCCGCGGTGTCACACCACACCCTCTTGCTGCCCGCGCCGGGATTGGTGGTCGGAAGGCCCGGCAGGCGCAGCCCCGCGCTTCCGTTGATATCGCCGGAGACGTCTAGCTTGTACGCCGGATAAGTGCCGACGCCGAACTTTCCATCGGATAGGATGCGCACGGCCTCATACAGCGTTGTGTCTGCCGCGGCGAAGCGCATATAGATACCCAGGTCGCCGTTGCCGTTCCCGGTATTCACCTGCAACAGCCCTTTGATGGCCGCGAACCCGCCGACACCGCCGCCGAATACCACCATGCCGCCGGAACCCGTAGCGGTCGCAGTGTCTTGTATGGTCACTGTCGCAGTTTGGTTGCCGGTTGGGTAAGTCAGTGTGCCACCAGTAACTGCCTGACCGGCTCCGTTGGTGAACAGCAGGCTGATCGGATTCGTCGTCCCGATGCCGACAAGCCCCGTCGCCAGTATCCGCATCTGCTCCGTAGAATTGGTAATTACCCGCAACGGAATGTTAGAGAATGACCCAAAGTAAGCAGCGGACGAACTGGTTCCGTAGATCGCGGACATCCCGGCGGATGTGGAGACAAAGGCTGCATCGGCGGATATGTTGGAAGCGCCTAGATTTCCGTTGGTCGCCTGAATGTTCCCAGCCACATCCAGGAGTTGCGTTGCAGTGGTCTGTCCGATTGCGACCCGTCCGGTTGAACGAATGATCGTTACGCAGGTACTCAGCAGTGCGCCAGCGTCATCGTAGCGATTGATGAGAAGGTTTGAGCCCGCGTTGGAGCCAGACTCAGTGCCGCTTTTCTGCAACGACCAGCGCAGGTTGCCGCTTGTGTACCAACTAATCTGCGTTGGCAGTGGCCGAAGAACATCAATGCCACCCGTTACAGTAATCTCAGATGCGCCGAATAGCGCAAACGCATTCGCGTTTATATTCTGTTGCCACGGTGTCTGCGCCCAGCCCCGGATATCTACTCCGTTGATCCGATAGACGCCGCCATAGGAGTTAATGTCTCCCGCCACGTCCAGCATGTAACCGGGCTGCAACGTACTGCCAATGCGCAGGAAGTGACTAGCGTTGAAAAAGCACAGCGCCGTCCCACTGGTCTGATCAACAAACTGGAAGTTACCACCACTATCGGAATACATGCCATAGTTGCGACCGATGGAAGCAGTAGTATTGTTGAACTGGATGCCGCTGGCCCAACCGGCGGTAGCTCCGTTGAGCACTACAGCCGGGGCATTGGTTGAACTCTGAGTAGCTATGGCGCTTACGTTAGCTAGAGTGAAGCCCGCCGCGTTTACATTTTGCAGCCACGGGCTCTGAGCCTTAGAGAGGATCGATGTTCCTGCTATGGTAGGTGTCTGTTCAAAGTTCACTACTCCGGTCGCTCGATTGATGAGTATCGGAGTGCCCATATAGTTTCCGGCATCGTCATATCTGCCGATGTAGAGATTACTGCCTGAGTTGGAGCCACTCTCAGTGTCCTGCTTAAACTGATTCCAGCGCAGAGAGCCGGAGGTAGACCACAGCATGGCGACATTCGTAATCGCAGTAGCGCCCGTTCCAGACGAAACCCCGAGAGAGCTTGTGGCATTGACGGTCAAGGCGTTGCTTAACTGGAACCCATTGGCGTTCACGTTTTGTTGCCACGGTGTTTGCGCCCATCCCCGGATATCTACTCCATTGATCCGGTAGATTGAGCCGCTTGAGAGATTGCAATCCCCTGACACGTCCAGCTTGTAGCCGGGGTTGATCTTGCCGATTCCAACGTTGCCGCCTGACGGCTGTACGGCCAGCGGCCTGTAGCCGGTCCCAGCGTGGTAGACCTCAAGTTTGCCGTAGTCGCCAGGGCCGTCATAACTCAGAGTCATGTTCTGGTTGAGGTCAGTAGCAGACCTAGCCGCTAGTTGCGTGGCGAAAAAGTTGCCAGAGCCATCGACGGAGGTTAAGGTGGCCCAAGTGTCATCCCTCCTCAGGGTGAGCGTCCCGCCCTGGTTATTGAATACGAAACTCCAGGTAGGACTGGGCGGACTGGAGAAGAAAAGACCATTCAGGTTGGTCAGGTCGAAGTGGCCCGCGTTTATATTCTGCGTCCATGGTGTCTGCGCCGCGCCCGTCGCGTTGAATGTCACGTTCACCGCGCCCGATGCGCTGGTCGCTCCGAGTGTCACGTTCGTCCCGGCAATCAGGTTCAGAATGGAAGCAATGCCGTAAGTGGTAGAGTTGACCCGCACGTCAAGGCCAGAAGGCGCCCCGGCGATCTTCGACCAAGCTAATGAAGTGATCCAGGCCGGATCGGCGTAACTGCCCAGTATCGACACCGCATTGGTCACCTGGGCGGCGGTGTAGTCGTTCGCTTGCGCGACCACTGCGCCCGATCTGCCGAATACCGTGCTCACTCCAGCGGCGGCTGGCGTGGCCCAGTGCATTCCCAGTGGCTGGCCGCTGTCGGCAGTGAGCACCTGCCCGTCGCCGCCGATGCCCAACCGAGAGGTCGCCGCGGCCACTCCGCGAACGAGCAAATCTCCTTTCGTGGTGGTCGGGTCGGCGACTGCGCCCGTCACCATGGCCGCCGTGTAATCGCCGGCCTGCGCGACCACAGCGCCGCTGCGGCCAAACACGGTGGTGACCGGCGCACCGGAAACGGTGACGACCGTCCGATTGTTGCCGGCGTCGTCACTCGCGACGACTCCTGCGCCGACAAAGTTCAGGAAGGCGCGACCCGGCAGTGCAGTCCCCTCATCCTGAATCGCTGTCGGTCCCGGTGGTCCTTGCACGCCCTGAGGACCTTGCGTGCCCTGTGCCCCGGTGTCGCCCTTGGGGCCCTGGACCCCTTGCGGACCTTGCGGGCCGTCCGCGCCGGGAGGCCCTTGGACACCTTGTGCGCCCGTGTCGCCCTTAGGTCCTTGAGGCCCCTGCGCTCCCTGTGCGCCGGTCGTTCCGGGATCACCTTTGGGCCCCTGCACGCCTTGAGGCCCCTGTGCGCCGGTGGCCCCATCCGCGCCCGCCGGGCCCTGAATTCCTGGGTCGCCTTTCGGGCCTTGCGATCCGGTTGCGCCCGTTGAGCCGGGTGGTCCTTGAATGCCTTCCGCACCCGTCGGTCCCTCAGGCCCCGTCGGTCCTGCCGGTCCCTGTGGGCCTGCTGGTCCTTGCAGCGGGCCGGCGTCTATCCAAGCTCCAGGAGGAGAGGTCCAAACCCATAGGTGGCCGGTGTCGGCGGTGATCCAAGCATCACCGGGATTGCCGGTCGCCGGCAGATCCGCATGGGTCGGGACTGTGCCCTGAATCGCTATCGAAGTTCCCGGCGGGCCTTCCGGGCCTTCTGGCCCCGTGGGTCCAACTGGCCCCTGGACGCCTGGGTCGCCTTTCGGACCTGCCGCTCCGGTGGCCCCGTCCGCACCCGCCGGGCCTTGCGGTCCCGTCGCGCCGGTCGCGCCAGGGTTGCCCTGCGGCCCCGGAACTCCCTGCACTCCCTGAGGCCCCTGCGCCCCATCCGGGCCGGCAGGCCCAGTCGCGCCAGGAACGCCCTGGCTACCTTGCGGCCCCTGCGGGCCAGGATCACCTTTCGCGCCGGCAGGCCCCGTGGCTCCAGCCGGCCCAGTCGCACCCGTCGGACCCTGCGCTCCGGTGTCGCCTTTCGGTCCCGCCGGTCCCGTGTCGCCCTGTGGTCCGGTGGCTCCAGCCGGCCCCGGTGGCCCTTCCGGCCCCTCAGGCCCTTCCGGCCCCGGAGGTCCAGGAACGCCGATCGCCAAGCTGATCGTGGCGCGGAGGCTCTGATATTCGGTCAGCTTCGCCCGCAGTTGCTGCGGCTCAAGGACGGCGCTGAGTTCCTGGGTCGGCATGTTACCGGGTGACCTCCTGAGTTACTCGCACTGCACCCTGTAACAGCGTGGTTATGCCGCCCTCGGGCGACGTTACCTGTAAGTCCCAGACATAGCCGTTGCACAAATTGACCGTCTGTATGGCGGGGATCGAGAGGCGGATGTAAGGACTCTCCACGATGGTCGCCATCTCCACCACGACATCGGGCGCTGCGTCGGCGACGGCCTCGCGGATTTGCGCCTTCGCGGAATACCCCGCGATAATCTGGTCTGGCGGCGGCGGCGTTGGCGTCCCGTTAGCGGTCACCAGGACGATGGCGGCGTAATCGTCGCCTTGGTAGATCAGCAGATCTGCGCGGCTAGCCATCCTTCACTCCAGCCAGTCCGTCCGCGGCGGCATGGCGCGAAACTTGGGCGGCCCCGTCGGACTCGGCGGCCCGCCCGGCTCGATCGCCGGCGGCTGCTGCGCCCGCGGAGCGGCCTTGCCCGACAGCGAATCCTCGAGATCCGCCCAGCGTGGCTCCTTCCAGGCCTCCAGCCGCATACTCACCGCCGCGGCCCGGGCGTACACCCGGCAGTCGAGCGCTTCATTGCGGTCGCGCATCTTCTCCCAGTTAGTAACTCGCCGCCCATTAATCAATCGACTTACTAACTGCTCGGAGCAGAGCTGCTCGAAATATTCCTTGCTGTATTGCGGGAAGTGGCAGAAGCCCGCCGGCCACAGCTCGCCGCGGCTGACGTCGGGGACGGACGTACGCAGCCAGCGGTACAGCTCGTCTTTGGCGATGGCGGTATTCACCGGCCACAGACGCACGCCATATTTCAGCCGGTTGCCCTGCGGGCCGGCCTCGACCATTGTGGGCGCACCGACGATCGTCGGAACCCGGGTCTGGCCCTTGACGGCCATCACGCGGCCCGGCGAGGCCTTGCGGGCGAAGTCATACACCGTGGTGGTATTGAAGCCGCTGTCGATCGCCATGCGGCGGATCCGCGCCGGCAGGCCGTAGTCGGTTTCGAAGTCCTCATCGAGCAGCTCGGCGACGTTGCGCCAGACTGCCGGCTGCGACGTGTCGCCCTCGAAGACGCGGTAGTCGATCGACCAGGATTCCTTGTTGCGGCCCCACGCGACGATCTCGCACTCGATGCGCTTCACCTGAACGTCAACGCCGCAGGTGAGCACCAGCCCGCCGCGGGGCACCCTGCCGATTGGATAGCCCTCGCGCCGCTCGTACAGCCGCTCGGAATCGGGGACTTCTGTGCTCGATGACCACGTCTGCCCCAGGACGGTATTAACGAACGTCTGGAGCTTCTCGGGATCGTTGCCGGCCTTCTCCCGCTGCCCGGCGATCTGCGCCCAACTCAGCCACCCTATGGGGCTGTAGAGGCTCGACAGGTGGTAGCCGTGAATCCGCGGATCCACCGCTTGATTTCCTGGCCGCCACTCGCCGCGGGCGAGCATGAATTCTTTCTGGTGATTCTCGATCGGCCTCGCGCACGCCTCGCAGTAATACCGCGCCGTCTGCGGCTGGCCGGGCGTCCAGCGGAGCTGGCCGAATTCGAAGACGATCATCTGCTCGCAGTGCGGGCACGGCATCCAATAGCGCCGCTGATCGCTGTCGCCATAGAAACGCTCGATCCGGCTGCGGCCCACCACCGTGGGCGTCGAGACGATGAAAATCTTGCGCCGCGGAAAGTTGGTCGTGCGTGCAATCGCCAAACTGCAGGGCTCGCCCTCGCCGTCCACGTCTCCTGGGTAAGCGTCCACTTCATCGAGGAACAGGTATCGCGCCGGCATCGAGCGCAGCCCCTTGGCCGAGTTCGCGCCGACCATCACCAGGAGGCCCGCGGGAAACTCTTTCGACAGAAGCGTATTTCCGCTGTCGCGCTGTCGCGAATCCTTGACGCGTTCGCGCAGCACGATAGAATCCTCGATGAGCGGGCCGATCCGCTGCTTCGAGTTGCGCTTCGCCATCTCGGTGGTCGGTTGCACCGACATCATCGGGCCGGGCGCCACGTGAATCACAAAGCCGATCCAGTTGTTCCCGCATTCCGTCCCCCCGATTTGGGCTCCCTTCATAAACACGATCGTCTCGGTGCGCGACGACGGCGAGAGGTCGTCCATGATGTCGCGCAGGAACGGCGCTCGCGAGGTGCGCCAGGGGCCGGGCTCGGGCGACGACCGCGGCGTGAGGATGCGGAACTGATCCGCCCACTGGCTGACCTTGAGGTAGGGATCTGGCCGGGCTCCATCCCGCGCCGCACGAGAGTAGATCTCGAAGGCGTCGGGCAGCTCGACCAGCGGCGTCATATGCGCCCGTCCGCGAAGTCTTCAAAGACCCGCCGCACTTCGCTCTCAAGGATGGTGTAGACGCTGCTCTCGTCTTTTTCCGCGGCGAGCCGTGCGCTCAGGCGCGACGGCAGATTCATGCACGCATCGCGCAGCATGCGGAACCGGGTGAACGCAGCCTTCTCGGCTCCTTCCCGCGAGACCAGCTCGCCGGCGCGGACCTGCAGCTCCAGCCGCTTGCGCTGGGCCTCGTAGACCTCGCGCAGCGCTCGCGCATCGGCGTACATCATGCCGGCGTAAGCCTCGGTCGCGCCAGTCTCGCGCAGCGCCTGTCCGCGGGCTCCAGAGGCCGGAGCCTTGGCGTTCTCCTGCCACTGCCGGTCAGCGCTGTCTGGGTCGATGGTGCCGTCGGGCCGCGCCAGGATGCGCCCCGCCAGGATGGCGTTGCGGATGGTTTCCAGTGCGCAGCCGCGGTGCGCGGCGTACTCGGCGATGTTCATTACCACAGGTCGGTCATCCAGCTCAAGTCGTGATACACTTCGGCTGGACCTGTTTCGATCCCTGGTACAACGAAACTATCGCGCCGCCGGTTCGCAGCCGGCGGTTTCTTTTTGAGTTGCTTGTGGCTAGAAAGCCACGGTGTGCTTAGAATCCATTTATCACGGTTTCACCCCTGCGGTCAAATTTTTTCCTGAGTTTATCCCATTGAAAGCAGAGAGCATCGCCCGCGCACGGTATAATAGTGCTTGGTGGATGCCACGCGGCTGAATGTAAGCCGCCGCGGCAGAAACCAGCCAACCTGAGGCCATCCGGCCACAAACGATCCACAAAATTACCACAGTCGCCCGTAAGCTATTAATTTTGTTCGCATAACTCTATGACATGCCCCAACCGATGCGGGCGGCAAAGCCCGCGCTGGGTGTCTCGCGGTAGGACCCACAAAACAAAGGACTTAGCGCAACCCCTACATTCCAAACGACTTGCTATCCCCTTTAGAATCATGCGCTTCCCGATGGGGTGAAATGGATTTGACATTCGACCTCGATTTGTAAACTACTGAAAACAGGCGGCTTTAAGTCGTTTCGAAACAGCTAGATACCGACGCCGCACAAGTCCTTTAGAATGAGCCGGCTCGAGTTGGGGATAAACGCACTTGACGGCCGTCCGCGGACTGTGCTTATGCGCCCGTAAGCGCCTGAAAACAAGCGGCTTATGTTTTCGTTAGTTTTTCGGGCAAATCCGAAAATAAAGTTGAGATAGGGGATAAACCCGCGATTTCGGGGTATGTAATTTTTTCAAAATTGAATCCGGCTGTGGCTCGGCTGTGTGCCAATGCAATTGGCGCAAGTAAAGCGAACAGAATGTTAAGCAGACGATTTCACCCCGCGCAAGTGATTGATAGTAGGCTATTGCAGATATTGAACTCTTAAATACCCTGTTTACCAGGGAAGCAGTCCCGCGGCTGCCGGCTGTCGGCTGTGGCTGTGGCTGTGGCTGCGGCTGTCGGCTGTGGCTGTGGCTGCGGCTGTCGGCTGTGGCTGCCGGCTGTGGCTGCCGGCTGTGGCTGCCGGCTGAAAACACGACGGGCGCCCGACTATCGCTAGTGGGCGCCCGATTGAGTGAACAGTCTGTAATGCGTGACTAGTGGCTAATCCAATGCGATACCCCAATGCTCAAGCGCCGCCCTATCGCGAGCATCACCGCGATACCGCAACGTACCATCGTGGTCTCGACTGACGACTACCCAACGGATATCCATAATCTTGACGTGCTTACCCCAACGCTCGGGTTTGCCGTGTTGGTCGCAATAGAGACCGTTGATGGAAAAGACTTCGTCACCGATCTTGATGTAGTCGCGACCATTGTTGTTTGACCATAGCCGGTCTCGACCGTAAATGCCGTCCATAATGTTCGCCATAGTTTGTTCTCCGTTACTCTTCCGCGGCGCAGAATTCGTCTGTTCCGCCTAATTCCATTTCCTGCAGACGGTAAAGCCGCAGCGCCAATTCTGCTGCTTCCGCCATTGATTCGAGACCGGCTGCTATAACCGCACCTTCGAAGCAATTTCGCCGCGTTCGCCTAACGCAATACGTCTGTTTGTCCATGGTTAGTACAGCTCCGTTAGGGTCTCTTGACCCGGGAATAGCTTGTAAGCAATCGTTTTCGCGCAGTATGCCACTTCCCACGACTGGAACCGTTCGCGATTACGGAAGTATGGGCCGCTGTTCTGGTAAACCGATTCGTAAATGCTAACGTAAACCTCGTTCGCGTTATTGAACTCCCCATGGCTGTACCACGGGCGATTGCTGAATATCCGAGTGAACAAGCGGAAGCCGTAATCGGTCTTGACTGTTTTGTGTTGAATCATCGTTTGGGTATCTCCAGACGGGCGCCGCGGGGCGCCCCGTTTCGGCCTATCCCCATAGGCCTTATCAATGGAGTTATCCGCCATGACCGAACGCCACAGCATAGATAAACTTCGCCATTTCGACCGCGGCCCACAGAAACAGGACCAACTCGAAGAGCAGGGGTTTGGTGACGTGTAGGCAATGGCTGATTGCCTGAATGACTTCCGTAAATTTCGACATTACTTTCCCTCCTTAACGAATTCCCAAATCCTCGTACTCACCTGATCACCGGACTTTACATCCGGGTCGAGCAGGGTATACCTCGTGCAGACTGTAGCTGTGACATTGAACTCAAACCCCGCTTCCCGCGGGAAACGGGCTAACAGTCCGTCCAACGCTGCGGACAAGTCATAACGAGTTGGTATGTCCGATACCTCGTGCACAAGGCCTTCGTTGTATCGGTAAACGCTGATTGAGTAGTTCATAGTCGTTTGGGTATCTCCAGACGGCGCTATGGCGCCCGTTTCGGCCTATCCCCATAGGCCTTGTCAATGGAGTTAGTGAATCTGATAGTTAACCGAGACCGTCTTGTTCTCCCAACAGTGTCTGCAATCGCCACACTCGTTATCCTGCAGGTGCGCGGGACACTGGAATGCTTCCGCGTCATTTCCCGCGGTCGAGCCAGCATGTAGGCCGATAACGATGGGCGCCGCGTTACCAAAGTCCAGAGCACTAGGCCGAATGCAGACGTTCGGTAACTGCGCCATTTCCCGCAGCACAGCTAACAGCGGGTCGAAGATAGGGAGTATGCCGTTTGGTTGCTGGTACGAACGCGTGGGCGCCCAAAACTTCTTACGGGGTAACAGCCGGCATACTTCCATCCATGCACGGGCATAGCGTGCGTTAAAGAAGTCGCCTGAATCATGGATGCGGAAGTACTCACTAACAGTGGAGCCGATGCAACGAACCATTGCATCAATCCACTGCTGCATACCTTCGTCAGTCCTCATACACTCGACCGTCCATGCAAACCGAACGTTTAGGGCGTTACGGACATTCTCGAAGGTGTATCGACCCTTTTCCGCATAGCAGTTCTCACAGATAGTCCCGCTAGCCCGTGGACAAGACTTATGAGCCGGCAGTCCGAACGAGTAACCCGGCATCTTGGACGGATCCGACATAATCGCCACGTTGTGCTCAGGCACCAATCGGTGCGCGGGTCTTTTCCGTTTCGGCCTAGCAGGCGCCATGACGGCGCCGCATGCGGCGCATAGCTCTATGCCGTTACCGTGCTTATGTTGTCTTGTTCGTTGTTTGTGCATAAGTCATAACTTCGCCTATGACTTATGCCCGTGTAAGAGTGAAACCGCGGCGACTAACCCGCACTTACCCCGCGATTTATTCGCCTGATTCAGCGCTAGCGCTACGCCATAGCGTTTAAAGGCCTTATGCCGTTTCCCGAAAAACTTCCAAATTGCGGACCCCGCTATCGGAATTGACCGACCTGGAAACCACGTGTTTTCAGCCGTTTGCGCAGATTTCACCCCATTTCACCCCAAATTTAACCCCCTCAAATGGGGGGTGGGGCGATGGAGGGAATTTCGGCGGGTTCTATTAAAAAGTCGAGGTGAAAATGGAAATCGAAAATCGGATTAGGATCCCCGGGTTGGAAGACTGGGAAGTTACTAAGTGGGGCGCAAAAAAAGGGGCCGCACCGCAATGCAACCCCGGAAAGCTGAACTAACGTAGAAAGGAACTAATGAGAGTTTACCGCAGTGTCTCTACTATTGCGCCTTTTTCTCTCGGCGCTTGAGCCAGCGCTCTAGGGCCGCAGCGTCCTCGCCTTCGGCGTAGATCGATACCGAGAGCAACTGGTCCTTGGCGTCTCGACAGACCAGCGAAGCGAACCCGGCATTGAAATGTTTCGCCACGGTCTGGAGCCTACCCAATCCGGCCACGATCCGGGTGGGCCTTAATCCCGCGGGTGGTTTACGCTCCGGCGCCCCGCGGATGTCTATCTTGCCGGTGCGGCTCTGGCCGACCTCAACGCCACGGCAATCGAGCGGCTTCAATTGAGCCCCTCGTATCCACGCTGGCGGGCCATCAGTTGTTCGAGCCACTGCTCATCGCTCAGGAGCCGCGCCACCTGCCGCTCGGTCTCGTCAATCATGGCTTGGGGCATGCCTATAGCGCATGCGCTTTGGGCGAGGCTCCAAACGATTTCGTCGTAGGACACCCCGTGGCTCGCCATGAACGCCACGCAGCGAATCACAGCGTAAGGCGGCTGGTGCAACCATTCGGCGATCACGGTCGCCAGAACGCCGGCATGGAATCTCTGAGCGGTTTCCGCACGCGTCATAGCTCCTCCACCAGGACCTGCCCGCCGCCGCTTTTTCGGCGAAGCCACTCGCACAGATGCGCCATGGTTTCGCCTTGAAACTTTGCGACTACGGGCGCCGACCAGCAAATCTTTCCGTCCGCGCCCAAGTTGACCTGGACCGTGCAGATAACGCTGGACACCCAATAGCGCTTGACCGGGGAGGCGTACAGGTCTTGCGCCCAGTGAAAGCTCGGCCCGCGGGTTTTGCTTGGGCGGCGCAACTCAGGAAAGTGACTCTTGCAAATGTATTCCACGTAGCTCCCCAGCAGCCCAAGCCGCCGCCCAATCTCAGCATAAGGCAACTGCGGCTTTACAAGGAGCAGATTGCGAATAGCCACGCGGCGCTCTTGAATAGCCTCGGGGACATGACTGCCTCGCGAGGAGCGGTATCTTCCGGCGCGAAGTTCCGGAAAGGATTCACGCTGAATATTCCCCACACAAGCCGGCGTCACTCCAGCCCGCTCGGCAATCTCGCTAAGAGTCAAATTGGGATCGTGCAGTAACTTGCCGATCAATGCTCGGGTCGCCTCCCGTGAGGCCCGATTCCCCTTATTCATTGTTTCACTGCACCCGCTGGGCTTGGCCTTCTTCGCTTGGACGATGCAGCGGATCAGGGAAATCCTCGGATCGTCTGATCAGCGAGCCCTTCACGGTTTTGCCGGCCAGCCACAGCTCCCATGCTTTAAAGATTGCAGCCAGAGTTTCGCCGTTCCTGAGGCGTTTTTCGCCCTTCGCCAGAAAAGCGCTGCGCAACACAGCTATTGGTTCCTGTCTGGACGCGATATTCACTCCCAGCAGAAACGAGTCGAAAAATTTCTTTGCCTTAGGCCCGTCGATCTGGTGCAGAACATAGGACGCAGCCCGTATCGCCGATATGGAGCATCCGCACCCTTTGAAGTCCCCGGGCTTATGGAGATGCGGATTCAGGCCCGAACACTTTTCGGCAGTCTCGATGATCTGGCTGATGCTCGGGAAGTCTTCAGCAGCTCTGGCTGCGGTCCATCTCTTCCCATTGAAAGAGCCCCTGTAGTATTGGAACAGCACGGTGCATATGCCCTCGATGTCTCCTGGCTGATCATAGCCAGCGGCCTTTAGGGCGTCCCTTCCTCGCCGTTTGCGATTTTGATCATAGACATCGAATGCGCCAGGGTATCGATTGACCACAAACTTCACGATCAGCCACTCCATATTGGATCGGAGAAAGCTCCTGAGAACGTGCTGCCCATTGATTAGTCGGCTTTTGCCATCGAGCGTAACCTCGCCAACCGCACCGACCCATTTTCCGGCGTTCATATCCGCGGTGTAGCGCATTGAGATGGTCGGACTCCACTTACGCTGAAACGTCACGTCGTCTATTCCCCGCAGCAGGTTCTCAGCGTCTTCGCGGTTCAAGGCGCGAACGCACGCCTCGGCTAACAGTTTTGGCGGCTTTCCCATCTTCAATTCCTTCCTTCCTGGTTCTTCGGGTTCATTGAACCGGCGGCTCTTGGTAGAGCCTCCAGTTGTCATCGGCGTCTTTCTGATCGAAGAATTCCGCTTGCGGCTCGCCGATCAGCGACCAGCCCTGCATTTCCTGACGGTATTTGCAGAGCCGGCTCTGGCTTTGCGCAACCGCGAGTAGAGCCTCGTGGGTAGTCCCGTCTTGCGTCCTTGTCCTGACGGTCGAGACGCAAATCAAGACATCCGGCAGGCCCAGCAGGCCCACCCTGTCGCGCAGGTATTCAAACCAATTTTCGCCAGCCTTTTCGCTGATTAGCAGTTCCGCATTGCGCAGACGTTCGAAGCCCTCGTCTTCGACGTAAGAGGCCAACAAGAAACCCACCCATTGCTTGAGTTCAATATCGGTCTTCGCCATTTTGAGGGCCTCAGCGGCCATCAACTCTAGTAGCTCATCAGTCATGGG